CCAGGGACAGAAGATTTTTCTGTAATTTTATCAGTATCATAAATACTCATACTATTTTTTCCAACTAATACACAATCATTATTAGTATATCCAATTATAGTACCATGGAGTCTTTTTTTTGGTATATTTTTATCCTTTTTATCAATATCATCTCTCCAAGTTTTTCTCCAATGTAATCCTCGTTTAACTATTAAACCAATATGAACATTATCTTGTGTTACTAACTTGTCTGATGTATTTTCTATGTTAATTTTCATATGATTTACAAGATAAGAATTCATTATTACATATATATATATTCACAATAAACATTTTATATCAATCATTTTTATCTATTTTTATCATTTCATAGTCAAAAATTTCAAAATCATCCTTATATACCAAATTTACCAACTCAATTGATTCTTGATCATAATAATCCAAATAGTTTTTTTTTCTTTCTAAAGGATTTTTATTTATATGTTCTAATGTTCCTTGTAAACATAGCTTTTCTTTTATATAGTCAAAGTCTTCTTCTAATTTTTCAAATCTACCAATATAATCTGCTAATATATTTCCATGTTTATCACATACCATTGCTTTCATTCTAGGTAATAAATTGTGTACTCTTCTTCCATGATTTAATAACCATTCATTAAAATTTGAACAATTCTTAGTTGAACCGGCTCTACCACGCCCTTCTGGTCCGCCATCATTTAATTCTTTTTGTTTTGATAAATTTAAATCGTAAAAATATTTTGAAACCAATCTATCATATGGATTTCTTACAAAACTAAACTTGAAATAATCTTTATTATTTTCATCAATTTCTTTACTTAAAGGTATGTGTCTGTTTATATATTTGTCATTTGCATCAAAATATAATATACTTTTTACAGACTTTCCAGCTGTTTTATGAATATGTGTAAATATAAATTTTCTCTTATCATCTATCATAATTAACAATACTTATATTTATAATAGTGTTATTATAAAACTTATATTTTTAGTACTTTTCTATGTGAGTACCTTCAACTATAACTGGTGCAACACTATTACTCTTGTATTTTAGAGACACGGGAGTTGATCCATCTACAAATACTATTCCTCTTTCTTGAAGACCCACTTTCAAATCACGATATAATTCTTTCATTAAATCTGAAATTTCAATGTTATTTTCTTTTGTTTTTACAACTATATCAATTAACAATCCACGTTGATCTTGATTTGTATAACTTAATTCTACATTCATAATCTTCTCATTTTTTGTTAATATTTCGATTATACTACTTTCTACACTTTTTATATCATTTCTATGTGATATTAAGAGAGGCATATGTAATTTCAAGTCTTTTGAACGATACATACTTTGCACAGATTCACTCCATAATTTACTATTAGGAAATTCAGTTATTATATTTGTATATGGATCTCTAATATTTGTTGAAAATGCTTGAACTTCATCTACACGACCAAATTTATTATCAACTGTTAAATAATCACCAACTCTTATTCTATCAAAGGTAAGTAATAAAATACCACATGCTAAATCTCTTAAAGGTTCTGTGAATGCTAATGGTAATATTATACTCAATAAACCTACTCCACTTATTAAATATACTGAACTTATTCCACTTATTCTTAATCCAATTAAAATTGCTGCTAATATTGTTGTTATTCTAACGAAAATTGTCAAAAATCCTGAAATTAAGAATCTACTGTATTTTGTTTTTGAACGTGATTTTGCTATTTTTGTTAAACCATTTGCTAGTTTATCTGATATTGGAAATGATAATATAACTATTATTAATGCTAATAAATACCTAAGTCCCTCTGATTCGGTTGGTATCGTTGTTGGTGTCAACTCCATTATAAGTAAAAAATAAATTTTTTTTTTGAATTAAATAATCAATATCAATTGTTGGTGCCGATATATGAGATTTGTCACTTCTTTTATGATGTGTTAAATGTTTTTCTGGACTTATCCACCAGTTTGGAATTTTTTCACTTAAATAATCCAGTGATGGACTATGTATTAATAAATTACAAAATGATATAACAGTTGCACCAAATAATAACTCAAATTGGGATGGTCTTAAAGCCCATGAAGCTATTATAAATGGTAACATATATGCCAATATATATTCCATTGGAGACACAGCCATTGCTACTACAGGTGTTACGTAATTTGAATAAGTATGATGAAATCTATGTATTGACCATAAATATTTTGTGTGCATAAGACTGTGAACATAATAATAACCTCCTGAATGAATCAAAAAAATAAAACCAATATTTACAGTATTTGACACTTTTGAATGTTTTCTATAATCCAAAAAATTTTCACTGACTATTTTATAAACAATAGGACCAAATAATGCTGAATTAATAAATGTGTGATACCACGCCTCTAAATATTTTTGTTTTCCATAATAAGATATAATATTTTGTACATTATTTATGTTTGTTAGTTCTAATAATCCAACACTAAAAAGAGTTCCAAAACCTAAATAATATCCTGCATTTATCATATAATATATGTTCTTATAATTCATTTTAAATTTGTTTCTAAAATAATGAATATTGTAATTTCATTTATTCAAATTTTCAAAACTTTTCTATGTTTTATTCATTTTATTATTGTTTTTAGAAATGAAATTTGGAATATAAGAACACTTGATAACTATTTTAAAAATCAAAAAAATGTTGTTCTTTTCCAAAAGCGTATATTTAGTTATGGAGTTATTGCTATCAAAATTTGCCAATGGATATCACAAAGAATTGATGTTTTAGGATACAACACCATTAAAGCTCTTGAAATTTTCCAAAAATCAATTCCATATACCCCAATAACAATTAATTATAATTCATTGTATAAAAACTTTAGATATATAGATACTTATTGTATTGGTTCTGGTTCTATATCACAAGTTCATAAATCTATAAACAAAAATGGAAAACACGGCGTTATTAAGATTCAACACAATCATGTTAAAACTAATATTGACAAAAATATTGGATGGATTACAACTATGATTCCAGCTATCAATTATTTATTTCCTGAATCATCAATCTTTAATTTAAAACAAATCATGTGTTCCATTAAATTACAACTTGATTATCATTCTGAAGTTCAAAATCAACTAAGATTACAAACTATTTTATCAAGACTTGATTTTGTTATTGTTCCAAAAATATATATGTATTCTGATTCTTTCATATTTCAAGAAATGTGTTGTGGATTATCAAGACAAGAAATTCAAGACCAATATCCAGAATATTTAGTTGATATGGCTCAAAAAACACAAGCCGCTTATTTTTGGATGGCTTATTGTGGATATATTCATACTGATTTACATGATGGTAATGTATTTTATCATATTGATATTGAAGACGATAGTAATAATAAAATTATTATTCTTGACTTTGGTCTTGTATTTGAACTACAGCATAAAAAACAAAATTCATTACATATTAAAAATTTTAGATTTCTAAGTAATAAAGATAATCAAGGCCTTGTATCTGTTATTAAATCCTCGTTAGACCATAGTTTTTATTCACATACAGAATTATTAAATATTCATTCTAAATTAGATAATATTGATTTTGTTCAAACAGATTTTAAAAATATAAACATTTTAGAATATTCAAAAGATATTCTTACAAAACTTTATAAATCAAACGCAATATTAAAAACTCCCGAATTATATTGTTTTTTAGGCCTTATTCTTGTATGTAGAGAATTCCTCGATTTTGATGGTAAACCATTCGATGTTTTTTTATCTTCTATTAATTTATTACAAAACTCAAAAGATCCAGAAATACAAAATTATGCCAATGAACTTAACACATATATTTCAAATATATGGTAATTTATAATTTTTGTTGTTTTATTGAAAGTTAAAAGTATCTGACAATATCAAATACCATCGCCCATTATCATGGTTTTTTAATTGACTTATATCTAATGTTGTATTTGCTAAAACACAAAGATTTTCTAAATGTTCTTTCATCATTATTGGATTTATATTTACATCTATAGTCGGATTATGGAAAATTCTTTCTACAATCATAGGCCCGTTTACTTTTACACGAACAAATATGAAATATAATGGAATATTGACTGTTTCTACCATAGTTTCATCATTATCATTTCTTGTTGGTTCTTCAATAATTTCAAAAATATTATTATCATTTAAAGGAGTCCATCCAAAATATATCATATCTATTCCAGAACTTTCTAAAATATTTAAACCAGCTCTTATATTTGAAGCCATATTTTCAAACATTGTTTTGTCACTTCCTTTCATCCTATTTGATTCTACCAAAGCATATTCTTCTAAAGCCTCACATATTATCTTCATTTGAGTTTTTCCATGTCTTGAAAAAATTCTATTTATTGAATTCGAAGATAAAATACCATTAGTTAAACACAAATACACTAAACTTAACAAATATTTATACATTACTTCTATCTGTTATTCCTTATTCATTTCTATTTAAATTAACTTATTATAATAATGATAGGAGAACTTATGATTTTTAATTATTTTGACAATAAAAAAGAACATTTCAAGGAAAAAGGGTCTGGAGGAGGCGCTTTTTTCGCATTTTTTATATTTCTGATACAAATGATACTAATTTTTGGCATATTTTTTTATGCTATATATCTTTCATTTCAAAGAAATGACGGATTTAGTTTAATTGGATTTTTAGCAGCATGTTATTATCCTATTTTCTATATCATTTATGCATTTATTAGTCCTGTTGATTAGTCATTTTTTATTTAAAACAAATACTACCTCCTTTTATAAAATAATTATAAGAAAGTATCAATGTGCACATTAATAACAATATTAAAATATAACATCTATCTCTTATTCTTATAAATTTATCAATAAATCTATATAAATATCCATCTTCTTTCTTTACTCCTCGCAGTTTACATTCAATATAACTTATTGTACATTTATCATAGTTGAATAATATTTTCAACAAAAAGAAATATAGTAACACAATATACCATTCTTTCAATTTTACTCCATTAATTATATGTAACATCCCATATCCTAAATAAAGTAATAATAATAAATCTGGTAATATATTCATTACTTTAAATTATATAAGATTCTATCATCAATTACAAATGTAATCAAATACATGTTTTTTACTAATTCAAATTATTGTAATAAAACTATGTTATCTAAATGGATTGATTATTCTAATGAAGATAGTCTGATTCAAAATATTCTTAATATGTTATTTGAAACTAACAACATTCAAGAACAATTTTTGATTCATGTTGAAAATAACAGATTCATAGGTCAAACTAATAAAAATATTATTACTTCTATATTTAGACAAGCCTATAGAAATAAATTTTTGATAGAAAAAACCATTAAGAATTGGATTTTCAAAAGGAAAAGATTAGTTTATATTAATGATACTGATATATTATTAGAACCATTTGATGATAATAAGAAATATGCTCAAATTGTTGAAGGAAATGGTATTTATCGTTTTTCTTGTGGCGATATATACAATATGATTATTAATAAGGTAGTATATAGTGAATATCAAGTACCAAGAATATTGCCTATTAAAAATCCTTGGTCTAATACAATTTTTAATAAAACACAACTATACAACTTATTTGTTTCATCTTATAAAATTAACAAAACACCTTGGATTATGACTGAATATGCTAAAGTTGATTTTGATAATAAGAAAATGTTGTATAGACATCAAAGTTATTTAACCGAACAAGCAGTTATTTTAGATGTATCTAATTTTTCAGAATCTGATTTCAGAAAAGAGGCTGAATATATATTTGTAAGTAATATATATGAGCCTCTGAAAAAGTACAATACTTTTAAATATTCTACTCTTAAAATTGTACCATTTAAAATATTACGTAAATACTTCAAACAAATTATAATTGATAATTATTTGAAAGGAGGAATTAATACCAAAATTTCTCCTGAAAAAAAAAAATTACTTTTCAAATTATGGAATGATTATCCCAGTATTATTAGTAATAACAAAATCCAAAAAAATATTGGTAATAAACGTTTTAAAAAAAAATATTCAAATAATTTTGACTATAATAACAATCTTGCCAGAGCAAGAGGAGCTTATGTTTTTAATGATATTTTATATTATTCACAATCAAATGATCCCCCAAATGGTGTAAATCTATCAGCAGACTTACCAGAAATTTTAAATATTGAATTTGGTGAAATTAATTTTAACAATCAACATCAACTTAATAGAAATTATACCTTAAATAATACAAGTCTATCTTATTATGGTAGAAATATTTTACGTACTACTTATAATAATATATATTCTGCAATATCTACAAGACCATTTAGACAATCTTCTTTTAATATCAATGTTATTGAACAGCTGAACTCGAGAGATTTTTATACGATTCCGTATTCGATTCATTAAAGATCAGAAAGATCACTTAATTTGGAACCAGCAGAAGCACCAGCACCAGCAGAAGCACCTGCACCAGCAGAAGCACCAGCACCAGCAGAAGCACCAGCAGAAGCACCAGCTCCAGCACCAGCTCCAGCACCAGCTCCAGCACCAATTATAGAAGAAGTAGTACAATCAGAAATAGAAACTGACTCACATAACACTGAAACTATTATATCCGAATCAAGACCATTATTTGTATTTGGAAATAATACATCTAATTCACAATCATCTACACCTATTTTTAATAATGGACATGGACAGCGAAGTAACTCACAGCGCGAAGCTTTGCGCGAGGAGTTCATCAGACTTGGTATCGAGTTTGATGAAGAAAATTTAGATGGAAATTTTGATTATTAATTTTATTTATATCTAATAATGGAAATGGATAATCCATCTTTAGACGATCAAGAAGGACTTTCTGATAGTAGTGATATTGATGATGAAATAGAAAATACTAATACAAGTACAAATAAACGTCCATTAGAAAATGAAGATGATAAAACTGTTAGATCTAAAAGTCCAAGATTTGACGATATTGTTAGTCCAGCAACTGTAGTTAATAGTCTTGAAATGGACGCACAACTTGAGTTTTTATTACAAGATTTTTCAACAGAATCAAGCGATTCAAATGATTCATCAAATAGTAATGAAAATTTTACTTTTCTTAAAGAAATTTTTTCTTTTTGTGAAAAATGGAACGGTTATATTACTGGAGCTTTTGCCCTTGCGGCTGCAACAGACAGTCTTGACCTTGACCGTTCGAGGCGAAATTCCCATGTAGTATGGAAACCTGGAAAGATTGAAGATGGAGGTAGTCTTGATATTATTTTTATAGTACCAAGAGATAAATCATATTCTACTTCAGATTCTAATTATAATATTAATAGTATTTATGAATCATTTTCTATTTTTTTCACAAAATACAAAAAATATTTTATATCACAAAATGATCATAAATCTAAATTAATTGATATTGAACTTAATAATGAATATATCAAAAATGAGTTTGATTCATTAGAACGTAACATAAATAATCTTATTAGAACACAAATACAAAATCCAGGTCTTAAAGAAGTTATTGATGATATGAGACGAAGGAGAAGAGAAATTTATTCTCAATTGAAAAAAAATAAGGATAAAATAGATAAGCGTAAAAGTAAAATTTCCAAATTTGGTCAGTATTCTAATAACAATATATTATATGATGAAGATGAAGATTTAAATAAAGATATTGTTACTATAGGTTTTTCATCAAATTCTACAGAAATTGCATTTGATGTACAACTAATATTCTATTATAAACGTGGTCTTACACAAAAAGATAGACAAGAGTTTTCTCAATATGATGATGACGAATCAATTAAAAATTATATACAAAAAATATTTATTGAAGAAGCTGTTGAAAAAATATATGATTATAGAATGCTTCATTGTTATTTGGATTTTAATAGTCAGTCTGAGACACAAGCATCAATTAAATTCAATAACCAAAATTCTAAAGATGATATTATTTCTAAAAGACTATTTATTGTAGACAATCCTTACCAAAATTACAATTCTTGTTTAAACAGCATTATTCAATCAATTCAATATTATGAAAAAGATTTTACACCAAATACAGAGACTAACCCAAATACTATAATATCTATGACACCAGTTGATAAGGAACTTTATAAAGATAATGAACTTAATAAATTTATAATATCACAACGCTATAGATTATTTCGTTCTATTGATATTACCTATAACAATATACTTAATATGCGATATAATGAGGTGCTACAATCTACTATACCCGACGAAAATAATCAAATAGTTATAGGATCTTATCAAAATGAAGCTGAAGTATTGAATGAAGAAGAAGTAAATATTCTTAAAAATGAGTGTATACAACGGGGATTAAAATTAGCATCAGTTCCCATGAATATTAGTAATCGGGAAGAAATTGATATAATATATGAATTACCGCATTATGATATTAAAAAAATTATTGGGTGGTTTAATGTTAGATTAATAAGATCTTATGATGATAATGAACAGTTTAGAGGCTGGATCGCACATATAGACCAGTACCAAAAAATAAGAGAATTAAAAAACAACAAAATTCTTAAAAAACAATTTGACAAAAATATGAGTAAATCAAACTACGAAAGCAAATTTATATTTCCGTTACATTATGATTTTGAAAATCAAACAAATATGACACAAACCGCAATTACAAGAAGAGCTTATAATTTTATTTCCTTTTTATTTCGTTTAAATAATGAACTTGTTAAAGGTAGCTATAGTTGGCAGAAAAGAGGATTATATGATAAATATTCAGAGCTAAAAGTATATGGAAATTTACATTATTATGAGTTTGATCCAAAAATTATAAACAATGAAATTACTATTTTAACAAATAATGAAGACGAAAAACATGAAAAAGCATTATGTAAAACAGTTACACACATCAAAAATCATATTCATATTCAAAACGAAGAATTACAAATTTTATCAATTGATTCTACAGGTCGTGAAGGTAATACTCCTATGAAAAGCTTAAATTGTTTAGATGAAGTATTTAAACCATTTACAGAATTCTTTAAAACAATTGATATCAAATTAAGACCTCCTTCTGGTAAATTAGCATATCTTCAAATATTTGCAGAACAATATGATTTAGCCATGAACGACAAAAATATTCAGTTTTATGATGGACCTAATCATTGGCCAATCAGTTTTTTTGAAGAAGATTTATATACAGAAGATGAGAGTGTTATACGTCAGGAAAGAGAATATGAGTTTTTTTTACCAGAAAATGAAACTATGGATGCAACTGATATAGTTGATCATGGAGGTATTCTAAAACGTTTCTTAACAGGACTTAATAATGATTTTAAATTTCTTGTAAAATATTCATATGAAAACAAAATTTTGTTTGATAACAGAAGAGAAGTTTTAGAAAAAGCAACATTTCCTATAGGCACAGAAAATCGTATTATCAGAAAAAGAGAAGGAATGGAAGTAAATGAAATTGAAAAAAATATGTATAAGCATTTTACGGAATATCCTTATGAGATTATGTTGTTAATTATTCTAAAATTTGCTAAAAATCATAAAGGGCAACAAATTATAAAAATTGATGATGATCTTTTAAATATGATTTTTAATACTGTAAATATCAAAATTCCGTATATAAAGATTATAAGTGCCAGTGGAATAGTTTCTTTTAAAGATCATGTAGGTTTGAACAATAGGATTAATACCCAAATAATTTGTCGCTTAATTCAAGAAATGGGATGTAAAGAATATGAAATTCATGATTTAGAAGGTTATGATGAAATGTTTTCTCCGAATAAACTGCGTTTTTCTAACAAATTAGAACCATTGGAAGCACCACTTATATTTACATCTTATTTGGATTCTATTAATGGAAAATATAATTTTAGAGACGCAAGGTCAAGGATGTTTAGTAAAAGTATTCCTAAATCATCACATGCAAATACTTTAATTTTACTTTTAAACCAATTTATTGAAACAAATGAATATTCTTTCAAGCAGTTTGAAAATAAATTAATTAATTTTTTTGAAAATATAATTCGAATTAGTTTTTGGAAGACAGCATTTTCTGACTTCACTAACAAGCGCTTTCCTAAATTTTTTCATACAGAAGAATACAGCTACTATATATATAAATTTTTGAATCCTTCATTTGATATTGTAAAATTGAACAGCGAAAATGGTAAAAAATATATCAAGAAAATAATTTTTCTTGAAACGTCTAATGAAAATAGTATTGAATATATTATTGATTTAGAAACTGTAAAACAAGCTTATGAAAGAATGGATGAAAGTCAAAAAATGCGATTGAGTGTTTTAACTAATGTTGTTGATGATGATCTTGATACATATGTTGAAAGTGCTCCAACTATGTCAGCAAATGAATTTAGAGATCTTTATAACTCAATTCGAATAATTTTACAAAATTATAGATTGAATATTGATACAGAAGAGATTTATAATATTACTAAAAGGAATGTGTTTAGATATTTAAATGAATTATCTATAGATGATAAACAACATCCTAATTTAGAAGACTTTGTATTATTTGTAACTAATACAAAAGGATTTCCTGACAAAATTCAATTTACCTTAGATCAAAACACAAGTCCTGTAAGACAAGGTGTTGCTAGATATCCATCTTCACATACATGTTGGAATGAATTGGAACTTCCATGGTATATTGATATTTCGGATCCACGCTATAATTATGACCAATTTAAAGAATCACTTGATTATTCAATTCTTAACCAATCAAATATTTGGCAAACAAATTCAACACAGTCAGAGGATATAGAAATGCAAGAAGCTAATGTATCATCACAACAGCTAAACGACGAAGACAATATAATAAGTCCTACAACTGGTGGCAATAAAAATGATAAAACTTTTCTAAAATATGTTGGTTATTGGTAAACTTTTATATAAGAATTAATATAAAATCAAAATTAATAATGAGTGAAGAATCAACCATTAATCAAGTACAAGATTTGAAGGTAAATTATGATGATTCTCTAAATGCTGAAAAAAACGAGCAAAATAAAATAAATACTATACAAAAACCAAAATTAGTTCGTACTTGGGCGGAAAACCCTGTATATCAATACGAGGGCACCGATTTCCTCACTAAAGATATACGGCTTGGAAAGGATGCAAACGGTCAAACATATTTGTACGAACATAAACAAAATGAAGAACCTATTAAAGCACTGGAACATTAATGAGATTTGGCTATAAATCTATTATATATCTCACATATTATGTGCTATTAGAGATGGATTGCTTTTGTGTATAAAAATATCACATATATTCTTTGATAAAAATCTTCGTTCGAAATAATCGTATTACGATTTTTTTTATTTCTATTCCGATATTTATATTTTTTCTATTTATAATATACCACCTAGATTACAAAAAAATGATTGCATTTTCATGTTAGGTAAAATATTATTAGTTTTCAAGATTAACAAATTAACAACGATACACTTCTACGCAAACTATCAGTAACACAATCATGTCTTCCAAGACTAACAACAACACTGACACCAAGGCGCCGACGGCTCGTATTCTTAATGATCGCAAGTATGTTATCAAGCATATCCTATTGGATTTGGAAGAAGTTTCTAAGGAAGCTTTCACACATCTAATGGATAACGCAAACAAGTACGAAGCTTTACCGGTTCAGGTTAACAATAAGAAGAAGACGAAAGCCCCCAAGGTTCCTAAGTTGACTAAGACCAGTGGTTGGACGGTTTTCTACAAGGAAAAGGAAGCTGAACACAAGGCCCGAATCCAGAAGAAGACTAAGAAAGACGATGTTAAGTTGTCATTTGACGACCATGGAGATCTAAGAACTAAGGCTGCTGATGAATGGAAGGAAGCAGACAAGGAAGAATACAAGATCAAGGCATCGGAAGTTAATGAAAAGGCTCTCCAAGAATGGTACAAGCATTATGAGAATCGTTTTGGTATGACCGATGAAACTCTTAGCCAAGCATTGACAGACTTAGCCAAGAAGGACAACAAGGAAGTCAAGGTTTACATCAAGAAGCACATGAAG